TCCGGATTCTCCGTTGTGCAACCCAAAAGAAAATGGTACGAGCACCCCGTGCTTGTAGGAGTTCTTGGCTTTACCGCAGGAGTTCTTGCTATTTCAAGACCTTAAAGGATAGATCTACCTGTATCCCCAAGACGTGGGCTAATGCCATTACGTCTTTTTGTGACGCATAATTCTTGTTGCCTTTTTCAAAATAGGGTGTGCTCATGTACTTTTGTATCCTTTGGTAATCAAGTTCGTTTTCAGAGCATACTTTTAACAAAGAGGATTGCTTTCTCTTTATTTGTAACTTGATTAGTTGCCTCAATCGGCTGTTGCTTCTAAGAACGCAGTACTTGAAAGAACTCAGTTCAATTGGATCATCATTTGTCATCCAAGAGATTTCTTACTTTTTCTATTTCTGACTCAGAAAGAATGTCGTTTCCGACATTTGCGCTGTCTAGCCTAATAATATAATTAGATCTTTCTTTAAGGCCATCAATGGAGTTTATCTTTTTGGCTATAGCTTTTACTTTTGACTCACTTGATAGCCTAGCGAAATCCAAGAACTCATCGGGTACCTGGCCTGTAAAATATCCCTTATTAAAGTTCTTTACTAAACCTTCATACTGATCTTGAGTCATAGAGTATTCTCTAGCTGCATAATCGGTGTATCGCTTAACCTTGTCTAAAGATTTGTCTCTTTCGGCACCGGTCTGTCTAGCGGCCCTAAAACCCAAGTCTTTCATCATAGAGTTTAACTCTTCTATGTTTGACTTTTGGATTTCATTTTTTTCAATTTTTGTTTTAGGCTCAATTTTGCCCTTCAGTACCTGCTCCTGGTAGTGCTTCTCCGACCAAGACTTGTTGAATATGTCTGTAGCCCTAAGCATTCTTTCCATAGCATTGTAATCCCTTGTGGCCGCTTCTGCAAATTGGTCAAAAATCTCAAAGAGTCTAGCTAATGGTATGCCTGCCAATGCCGATCCAGCATTAGCAATTCCTCGCAATATTTCGCCTTCATCAAATGACTCAGCGGAATCCCCAAACTGACGAAACTTTATTGAAAGACCGGGAGCGCCTGCGGATATGTAATCAGATAATTTTTCAACAGCCATATTAAATTTCTCCATAGCTGATACTTCATCGTATTTCTCTTGATCAAACGAGTCCGTGATAAATGGTTTTATTCCAACAGCAAACATCAGGTTCCCTGGGACGCCAAATCCTGAGAAAAACCCGCTCAACAACTCCGTGTAATACTTTGACTCTGACTCTTTTTGTCTTTTTGATTTCTTTAAGTCTTTGTCTTCATCGTCATCGCCAAAGCCAAGTGCCCCATAAACCAACTCGGGAGTTCTTGAAACAAGCGTGAATAGGGCCGTACTTATGAGCCCAAATTGCAGCATAATGTAAGCATGTCTTGCGGGATCCCCTATGCCTTTTGATAACAATTGTGCAGAAAGGATTGCACCTCTCATCATCTGTTGGCTAGCCGTCTGGTAGCTCATAAGAAGTCTTAAAAGCGGATTTCTTTGAGCATTACTGATCAGCATGTTATTTCCTGATTGTTGCGACGCGTTTGTTGCCTTATAAAGTTCAAAGCTGGCATCATTTTGAGCTGCTATTCTTGCGCTGCTTTCATCCATCGTCTTTATGTATTCCTTATACCTTTCGTTCTTAATAGAATCATAAAGAGGTCCTCCACCGATAACAATTGACAAAAAGTCAAAAACCGCCGTTGGAGTGTATCCTATTTTGAGCATTTTGTCAACTAATGAGAAAATGTCAATTTGCCCATCTTTCGTCCTTCTCTCTAGTTCTCTTGCGTCAATGCTGAATATTCTACCTCCGAATCTCTCCTTGACCCACGACATACTTTGGATTTCTTTTGTCGTAGAAATCCAATTCATTGATTTAACTGAACTGAGATATTTGCCAATACTTGGAGCTAATGGAGCAAAATTCAGCGCGGCAATAGGTTGGAAAAGAGCGGCCCTTGTGTTAAACCACATCTGACCTAATACGGATCTGTTCACCCAATTAGCAACTCCTTCACCAATAATCTTTGCTTCTATCTTTGAACTCTTATTTGTGACGACTCTTTGTACATTTGACTTTATTGAATCGGCGCCGGCTTCTCCATATTTGTTTTTTATCAATGTCATCTGCTCTTTGCCAAACATAGCCTTAGCATTATTCAACAGGGGCATTCTGGTGACCATATCGATCATTCCATCCATGTAGTTGTTATACTTGTACGCCACATTTGAGAAAACAATTTGCCCTCCATCTCCCCTTGAGATAACATTGTTTGACATTACCGACATCACCCCGTCCTTATTTGGTGAGCTAAGAACATCAATAGACTCATCAATCATTGCATCATCGCCGACTATTGACAGCGGAGAATACGGTATAGACTGAGGTATGTTGTTTGAATAAACCTTATTAAGGATTTCTATAGCCCTTGCGTTTTCATCCGGATTCTTTGAGAAAGAAGAGTTTTTGTTGTACTGCTTAGGATCAAATGAAATCGTGCTATATCCGTAATTTGTTAAGGTAGGCAATATCTGTTCATTTAGAAAATCTTGGTATGCTTGAGTGATCTCGCTTACGGCCCTCATTAATCCTTCATCATTTAACACATAGTCAATGATGCTATCTATATCTTCCTTGTTGTAGTTGACGAGCCCTTCTCCACCTGCCCTAACTATAGCATCCGGATCCCTAAGCATCATGAATGTGTCTATTATTTGCCCAATAGTCAGCCCATCTTCGTTCGTTCCTTCTGCATACACATCTCCTATCCTTAGGACAATTGACTTTACCTTTTTGGAAATATCAATGTTAAAGCCGGCATTCTTTAGTTTTTCGGATATTTTATCAAATCTGCCGATTTGTTGCTTTAATTCATCTCTGCTGAAATCGGCTTTCCAAATCAAGTCAATAAAGTTCTTCTCAAAGAAATCGTAAGATTCATCGTTGTTGGAAAATACGGCAACTATATTCCTTGTGTCAAAAAGATGATCAAACTTCAGTTTACTTGTAAATTTTCCAAGTCTCCCTAAAAGACTTTTGTTTCGCAAGGTATTCCGATTTGTGTCTATAGCGATTACGGAGTACGAATTGCTTTCAAAAAAGTCTTTCCATTCAGATATGTTTTTCCTATCTACCTCTTGAATCTGTCCGCTTTCGTTATCAATAATATAAAAGGCAACACCCGGCCTTTTTGACTTCTCTTCGGCCGACTTGTAATCATTGACCTTTTCCGATGTCCCCAAAGAATTTGATATAGCTATTATTGATCGTTCCTTTAAGGACTTATTGTGGTTACTCAATATCTTGTTTGTAGCAGACTGAGATCTAGCACCAGACTTAAATATTGAGTTTATCTCGTTGTATAGTGCCTTTAATTCCTTGCCATCCATTTGGCTTAGGCTTTCGTCATTAAAGATTTCAGAATAAAGCTTCAACTCAGATATTGACTCATTCGTGAGTTTTGCCTTTGCCAATATACCCGATTTTGCTTTTGACCAACTGGATGGATTTAGCCTAAGTTTTATTTTTTCAATGATGCTATTCCTAGCTTCTTCAACATCTTTGGCTAATAGTTTTTCCTTTTGAGTCAAAGCTTTCTCAAGTTTCTTTTCAAGTCCTTGAGCCTTTTTATACAAATCAGGATACCTATCTATTATGGCCAAGTTGAATTCGTCTTTGAAAAACCTACTCGCGTACTTAGAAAATTGCGGTCCGTTTTCTGCAAAGTACGGCTTAATCATTCCTAGAGCCGTGCTAGCCCTCGTGACTCCGTTATTGATTAATGCAGAAATTAGTTCTCCAACATCTTCGGTAAACTTTTTAAATCTTTCTGCATCCTGCTCAGGCAGATTTGCTATACCGAGCCCTCTGCTTTCGCCTCCTTTAACCCAATTAGATAAAGACTTTGCCGCTTTTTGAGCGGAAGATTTTACGCTTTTTGCCTGCGTATCCGGCTGAGTTGTTGGCTTTTCTGCTTTTTCTTGCTGTTGTTCTCCGGCCAACAAGTCTTCTACTGCTTTGACCAATTCGGGGTTTGATCCGTCTTTCTTGGCTTTGTGGTAGGCTTCGGCCATTTTACTTGAATCACTAAAAGAGCTTGGAAGTTCCGTTATTGGGATTTCATTATCAGATATGTTTTCTATAATAGAGCTATCTATGACTATCAGTTCGTTCCTTGTGTCACTAGCAAAATCTTCTCTTAACAATATCCCCTTTACACCTTTCGATTTTAATTTATTTAATTGCTCTTGAGTAAGTGTTTGTCCCCTATTTGGCAAATTGTTTTTTTCCAGATAGTCAGCAAAAGAGGCAACGTCGTCAAAATAAACAAGCCCCTCGTTTTTTATTGAAACATATAGCGCATGTTTTTTTTCTCGTCCAAATCTATCATTAGCGCTCCAATCATCGCTACTGAAGTAAACACCAGGAATTGGAGAGTCTATTGATGACTGTTTCTCATCAAACCCGTTTTTAAGTATACTTCTTTTGTCATTTTCGTTCCTAGCCAAATGAACGGACTTTATTGTTTTGGGCAGAAATGGTATAGCTGATGGGATAGATATATTGCCTCTTTTGTCTCCGCGTTGTGCTAAATTTATTATGTCAAGAATTTTACTAACCGCCCTATATCCCTCTTCTCCATTGACAATTTCGTCAACAAAAGTTACAGTATCATCCTCTTTTGCCGCTTCCAAAGCCTTAGCCGTACTCTCCACGTCTTTTAATACGTCCGGCTGAGTTGTTGGCTTTTCTTGAACTGGCTTTTTTGCGGTAGGAGGAGCCTGAGCTCCTCCCTCTACCGCCGGAGTTACTTGCCCTTCTTGGCGCCCTTCTTCTTGAGGAAGGCGGGGAGGGGTTTCTCCTTCATCACCTCTTTCTTGGGTGACATTGGTTTCTTGCCGTACATCTTGTTCGGTTTGAGGTTGAACTCCGGCAGCTTCGGGTGCCGTTCCCGTTTCCCTGAGATTAGGGAAAATCTTTTTCACTTGTTCCACAGGAACAACGCGCTGTATCGTTCGTATGAAAGCACCTTCAGGTACTGTGCCTATTTGCCTTTGAGATTCTGCAATAGCAATATCCAACGCTAAATCATTCCAGCCCATTGTTTCACCCTGAGTAGACTTTGCCCCGGGGGCGAAAGCGTTGTCAAGTTGTATCTCTTCGCCGGTATTTGCGTCACGCAATATGACGCCCATAAACCTTCCCGCATCGTCAAAGACCGAAGACACATACTCCATATTCGAAAACGGAGTGCTTTTTGATTCTTCTTCCGAAACGACTTGTTGACTTTCTGGAGAAGAAAGTAACTTACCGCTAAAAGACTTTGGAGCTAATTGATATACTAGACCGCTTCTTGATTGGGTGATTGGGACTCTTCTGAGGACAACAATTCGTTTCTCTCCTGTTTTGGGGTCTGTGATTGTTGCTCCGTGGAATCTTTCTGCCGAGATTTTTTGCGGTAGCCCTGGTTTAGCAGCTCTGACAACACCTTTAACCTCGATTCCTTGTCCAGCTTGTTCAGTAATAGTAGTTGTTGCGAATTCATAGTTTAGTAAATTGTCAATTTGTGACTCAATTAAATCGGAAAGGTTTTGCCTTTCTGTTTCAGAAAGACTTTCGGACTCTAAGATACGGCTTTGTTCGTCAATCATCTGTTCGGCTACAGCCTCAATCTCAGCCATATCAATTTCTTCGGCATTGGTCATTCGTTGTGCTAAGGGAGCAATGATGGGCTCAATCCTTTCAGAAACGGCGTTTAAGACATTTTGGTCTGATTCCGGTATCTGTAGCTCAATAGTCGGAAAGGCTTCTTCAGGAGCTTCTGTGACTGCTGGACGAGACATTTCTGCCTCGCTAAATATAGACGAGATTTCTTGATTTATTTTGTCTATCTTGGCAGTATTCCTTTCGCGTATTGCTTGAGGCGTATTCTTGTCCATCTTTGAATTGATTGACTCAATTTCAAGCATTTTATCGGCAATCTTCCTGGCAGAAACATCATCAATGTCTTCCGGTATTTGACTGTATATGTTGCCAATCAAGGAAAGCCTATCAACATTCTTTTTGTACTGAGAGTCTTTGAACTTATCCTTGTTTTGCTCAAACAGATTAAGAGTCACTTCAACCTTGTTATTTCTTGCCACATTATGGAACAAGTCTTCTTTAAGCCTTGATCCCGAATAAGCAAAGCCCACACCCCCCAATGGAGCCACGGCAACAAGCGTATTTACGGCTATACCAGCATAATCCTCAAGGCTCTTCTCTTCAAATTGGGGTTGTCCTTTTAATTCAGGGAACTGATTCGTGATGGATGCATTAATGGACTCTTGAACGCCCTGGTCTAATAGCTCTTCTGCTACCTCAACTCCTGATGTTAACCCAAACGCCTTTATGCCTTGAGTACCGGCCTTTATCGCGAAATCAAGACTTTTCCCGGATGCTAATGCTTTCACGGCATTTTCAGAAAACGCTTTACTCATTCCGTTTTTGAAAAACCTGTTTATCGGAATGGCGTTCTCAATAAGGCCAGTCTTTGCGGCTCCAACCGCAGAAAGGATAGCCCTTGTCTGTGGGTCTATCTTTGCGCCAGCCTGCAACGCAGCCTGATCTATTTCCGCAGAATATTCATCATAAGTAAGTGCCGCTGTTCCAATTGCTCCAACCGCTAATTGACCAAGCCTACCGTAAGGTGTTGCAGCAGCAACAATAGACGGAATCATATTTAATCCTTGCTCAAATACAAAGCCTAAAGTGTTTGCAGACAACAACCCTCCTTCAACGAATTGACCGGTCTTTGGGTCATAGGGAGCCTTAAAAAGCGCAAGTCGCGGATCCTTGGTTGCCAACTGACTATCCATCAAGGATGACTTCATTTTGTCCGCAATATCTGTTGCGCCTAGTGCTCCGGCAAAATCGGAAAGTAAGTATCCGCCACCACTAATAAACCTTGAAGCAGCTAAGGATGCTTTCCCGAAGAAGTTAGTTTCATCCAGCTCTTTTGCCTGCTGTAGAACTCTTTCATTAATTTCTACTAATCGCCCTTGCGCCTCTGGTATTCCATACTTTTTAACAGACTGCTCGTAGCCTGCATAACTTCTTTCAAAGTCGCCAAATTTTGCGTCAAAATCAGCCTGCAACTGATTAGCAAGTTCAGCGTATTGGTTGTACTCATCTTGAAGATCCATAGCGCCGTACCAATTGGCCTTGCTAATTGTGGAATTGATATTGTCAATAGCAGCGTTTCTTTCATTTGCAAACTCGGGGTTTGATAAAGAGGCTTTTATGCCATCAAAAGAAAGAGGAGCGTCCGGATAATTCTCATTATAGTCATCAGCAGCAAATGCTTCGCTAACACGTATCGTATTTGCTAGCCTCATCTCTTCGCCAAAATCGGACTCGGAGCCAACAGCTCCTTCTTTGGCTATATTTTTGTAGTAATCCTCAATTGATTTTGGATCCTTTTTCCCTGCCGTGAAATCAAGTATATTTCTTCCCTCTATTGTATTTGAGAACTTTGTTGGAAGTATTTCCGTTCCTCTCCCAATAACTGGCTCGCTGTCAACCTGAACAAACGGACTCTCTAAACTTGACTCATCAATTTCGGGTCTTGCCGGTTGAACCATTTCACCTCCTTGAAAACCAAACTGCTGAGGAATAAACGGAACTTCAACTCCGCCTCTTTCTCGCTGAAAAGCAACTTTTGTCCTTGGCAATGGAGGAGCAGACTTTAAGTCCTCCATTAAATTTCCTGTCCTTTTTGTCGGAGGAGATTCTACATTAAACTCTATTAGGTCTGCTTTATCCGGGTTGTCATTAACCCAGTTTTGGGCTAGCGTTAAGTCATCCAAATTAGCGACATCATTTCCAAAATCCTGCCGTAATGCAGCAGCGAGTTCTTTGTATTTTATTTTTGGCACCTTATTTTATTTTACTAGAAGACCTCTTGATTAGTTCATCTACTGCAGTTCCTTTTTGGACTTGCCTTTTAGTAGGAGCCAAATTTGCTCCTTTGCTAAGAAGTAGTTGCCTAGCCCTATTCTCCTCAAGAACGACATATGCCTCTGTTTCTAACACCTGACCTGTCGCACCTCTTTGACCAACTGTTGCCTGCACCTTATTCTCAACCCAACCAACACCAACTGGAGCTCTGCCGACAACCTTCTTTCCAACAGCATCTTCTGGTGTTAAAATAGGCACTTTCTTCCCGTCCTTTAAATAATATGGGTAGGTTCTTACCTCGTTAATAGTTGGCTTGCCGATTAACACTTCGCCATTTACCCCAACAACAGGATTCGCTAGCCCTTCCATTTGAGTAGGGGCTGATAACATTGCATCTCCAGTAGGGATTGTTAGAGGAGCTGTTGTTCCGGTTGGTTGTTTAGTGTTAAGAATTATTCTTTCACCGCTTAATACGCCTTCATAGAATTCAATAAGCGGAGAAATGTATTGTAAGGCATCCGGGTCGTCTATGTATTTTTGGGACACCTTTTTTGCCTTTTCTAACTGAGTCCTAGTGACTGTCTTTAATTCGTTCAAGCCGGCCTTATCTCCTCGATCAATTCCTTGATTTGATTGAGACAAAATATAATCTCTTGTTTTTTCAAAGATATCCCCGCCCAAATCTGCCCGGATGTTTCCCTCAAGTTTTTTACGCTTACGATCTTCCTGTTGTTCTTTTAGACCACCAATTTGCATATTGTAAAGATCCTCCTGCATTTTTTGGTCCTGAATCCTTCTTTGTTCAGCCTGTTGATTTTGCGCATAGACCTTTTGGGCGGCACCCGATTGAATGTCCCTAGCTTTTTGCTGAAGCGACTGAGTCATCTTTCGGAATTCTTGGTTCAATGTAAAACTTTCAGGCGACGTCATGTCAACTTTACTTGGGTCAATACCAAGTTGAGCCGCCTTGTTGACAAATTGGTTCAATTCATCAATGCCTGCGTAAAACTGCTGTCTTACGGCATCTTCGGCCGTTGCCATCACATTGGGGTCTAGACCAAATTGCGACTCGGAAACCATGTCCATAGGTTGCTGCATAGCACCACGAGAAAGTGGGTTTGCCGTAGCAGCATTGACGCCCTGGTTCATTCTAAACACAGGCACTTGAAATCCAAACCCAGCGGTTTGCCGAGAGTTATTTGGGGTTAATTCAACAGGCATATACCTTTGTTTTTTTATCTATTATTGGCGTCATTATCTTTTTATACGCGAAGGCATTCTAGGCCCGAATACGGGGACCCTCTCTGGAGATCCATACATATAGTCTGGAAATAATCTGGAATAGTAAAACTCTCCTCCCATTGGTACTCCAAACCCTCCCATCATCTCGGGTACATAGGAATACCCTGAGCTATCGGGAGTTGATAATGCATTTCGCTCGGCCTCTTCAGCCATCGCAACTGCGTCGCTTTTTTCTTTCTCCGACATTTTCTTCCATGACTTATAATTGTTAATTGAAGTCATGTAATTCGGAATATCTCCGAGTATTGCGCCAAGTGATGCCCCAATATTAGAGCGCTGTTGACTGACGTCTCCTTGCAATCCAGCTCTTTGATTCACGAAATCTTCCATAGCGAGTTGATAGACCCTCAAATTTTGATCTCTTTCTTGGGCTAACTCTTGATTACGCATGTTGACCAACTGATCCAGTTCGGATCTGTTCTTTTGCTGCATAATCGCGTCATTAAGGAGACCTTTGCGTTGTTGATCTGCAATGTTTGAACTGATGCCCTGCATGTAGGCCAATCCGGCACCACCACCCAAGTTCGCGGCAATCTGTCTGCCACGTTCAAACTGCCTTCCTGCTTGCTCATCGGCCATCCTTTGGTAACCCATTCTTGGCTGGTCAACCAATTGTTGCTGTTGAGCTATTCTTTGCGACAAAATTGGATTTGCCCTAAATTGAGGCAAAGTAGGGGCTTGCAACGAATTGAGTTGCTCTTGGGCTCTCCTGCGAGCCCTATTGGACACCAATGCCGAAAGAATATTTCCTGCTATCGGAGCCCCAACCGAAAACAATGGATTTACACCCATTCTTGACTTTAAGCTTTGTGCTAATAATTGATCGTAGCTCATCTTTATACAAATTTAAGGTATTCAGCCCTATTAGGCATAACATTTTTCCGCATATTTTGGATTTCGTTAAGGTAAGCATCTTGCCTTACTTGCGCCATAGCGTCAGAAATAGCCCTATTTCTATCGGCCATTTCGCTGGCGTACATCGCATCGTAACTCTCTTCGGCATTCTGTTCAGCTTCCCTTGCAGCTCCACCTCCGAACAGCCCTGACGCCGCTCCACCAAAAGCCCCCCCAATGCTGGCCCCAAGGGTAGCTCCAAGTTTAGCCCCAGCCGCTGTTCCTGCACCAGGAGCTAACAAAGACCCAGCAATAGCTCCCAATCCGGTGCCAATAGCCGTGGTCCATGGAGATGCCTTGGCCCGTTGTTCTTCTTTGGCTCTGTCTCCCATCTCTCGGACATAGTCTGTCCGGCTTGGCATCATAACAGGGTTGTATAAACTTGGATCCATTATCTGAAGACCTTTCTGAATTGATTAACTGCTGACCGAAGGTTTATTGCACTAGTAGTATTACTGAAGAGCAGCCTTATGGTGTGGTAAGATCCGACAAGCCTCTTCTCGGATGCGTTACGAATGATGTTTGCCGTAGCCATACCAAGACGACTAACGATATTGCTTGTTTGGTTTCCGGTTGTATCGGATGCCAATGTTGATGTGTCGTTATAAGCCGTGACATTGTATTGACTGAAAAGAGACTGACTATTAATACCAACAATGTCTAGCACTTTTGGTTCATTGATGTCTTTGTTGAAGACATACTCAATCTCCGCATTAACCGCTCTTATGTGGTTTCCGGTAAGAAGGCTTAGGTAGTCGTTCCCTCCTTTCCATTGATTAATATGCAAGTCAACCGTATCATGGGCCTGGTTACCGCTATGTGATTGGATCATATAGGTGCTCCCGTTCAAGTCAAAGATGTACAGCGGCCTGTTGCCGTATTTGCCGCCATGCCCTTGACCCTGAACAGTCCAGTCCAGGTTAGATACAAAAGCGTCTAGCTTGGCATTGTAAGTCATCCATACATTGACGTCTTGGTTATCGTACGGATTATCGTTGTTTCTCAAAAACCCAATAATGTACAAGTTCTTGTCAACGCGGTCGTAAGACAGGGTTATAGAATTCTCAAGCCATGGAACATTCGTCTTTGAAAACTTAGTCCTAAACTCTTCTTCCATCCTAGCAAGCGAAACAATCTTGGCTCCATCGGAGATGTTGACCAGGGCGCCTCTTTTCGTGTCTAATACATAAACCCCATTCTCTGTCGGAATCATGCAGCGAATAAGTTCTACCCCATAATTTGATGTTATCGTTTTGGGGGGAGAATTTTCGCTAATGTAAGTTCCGCCCTGCACGGTTAACACCTCATTGTCTTGAAGTGTCGTTAGCGACTTATTCACATACAAAAGAGATATAGCGTCGTCCTGACCAATGATGGGCTCTCCGTCGTTAAGGAGAGCAATCTTGGTGACTTTGCCATAGCGCTCGTCCATGTCAAAATAATTCGGAGCCCTAAATCTTGAAAACCCATCAACCCCCAAATCAGCCGATCGAGCATCCGAATAAATAAGCCTTGCAGGGTAGTTGTTAGAGATTTGAACAAGCCTGTTTTCCGAGAAGAACGATTTAGGCAAGTTCTCAATAGAATACCCAAAATTGTAGTTGTAGAACGCGTCGGCTTGGTAATGACCAACAGTTCCAGCCGTAGCGCCGGTTAGGTTGTAGTAGGGGAAGCGATCTCTGTCTGAATTGTAAAAAGCATTGGCCTCTCCTTCCGTGTACATTTCAATGTATTCGGGACTTGTTTTTGTTCCAGTCTTAAATACTTTTGTGCTCGTTGAATTGCAGTTGCCTTGAACATCGGCAAAAAGTCCGTATGTTCCACTTGATGTTGGTACATAATACGAAGGCACATTGTACTCATCGTTAACCTTATAACGATACTTTGATATAAAGCAGTCGCCTCCCCACACCTCAAGAACAACCCTTTGACTGGTTCCAGTAATCGCCGAATATGCTCCCGTGTGGAAATATTCTTGTATTCGGTTTGGGTCGCCATACCTTGAATCCTGCTTACCTTCTCTTATGTTGGCAACATACAGCGCCTGCTGAATGTCCGTTGAAGGGCTTGAGTATTGGTTAAAAGGTGTATCTCCGCCAACATAAGAAAACTCTACGCCACAATCAACATTTTCTACTGGAGCCGCGGCTTTACCGGAAACAATTGTTGGATAGGACGGTATTGCATTGACGTTGAATCCAGGAAGTTGAGACCCAAGCCAAGTTACATTCATTAATGGATTTCCATAGATAAGTCCATTTCTGAGTTGCTTTGTTCCGCCTGTTGGGTTGTACGGGTTTAAGTACTGAGAAAAAGCAACGCTCGCAAAAGTATTAACTCTTCCAGTATTAGTCGTGTCTCTTGGAATATACCCAAATTGTCCCGCGCTCAATGGGCAGTAATTGGCCGTAATTAGATATAGCGGGTCGTCAAGGAATTGATTCATTGAAATCGCCAAAGATCTTTGCGCCTCAATATTAGAATTCCAAAGGGAGGTATTTGTAGAGGACATGTCAATAGACGCGTTTCTTTGCTGACTTGTCAAATCAGTTCCGGCTAATAGATAATTGACGATGCTTCTTGCCGCAGTAATTGTTGACCCAGGAGAAGAGGCTTGCTCTGATGACCTCAAAAGTATTTTTGATTGCCCCTTTGTTATTGGTATAATCAGCTCTGTTGTTGACAAAGAGCTTAGGTTCATCATTGTTCTTGTGTAATACGCAAAAGGCAATCCCGTACTTGCAAGGCTTCCGGTTACATCCGCGTATTTTTGCTGACCAATGTATGATGCAGTCTGTATCCCATTTACTTGAAGAAACGACTCTTGTATTTTTCTGTTGTACGTATCAACATAGTCTCCTCCGGTGCCGGCTGAACTTTGCGTACGCATATTGATATAATTGTTCGGGTACCAATGCAATCTGTGGTCCAAACAAGAATAAACCCTTGCCTCAACGTATCCGGTTGGATACGATATAGACATTCCTCCAGATGTAACGGTTGACGTAGTTGTCGTTGGAGTTAGGGACGACAATGTAAATCCACAAACATCAACAATGTCTAAATTCAATGATATTAGCTCTGGAGTTGGTATCAATGGTGTCCCCTCGGAGTTGTAGACGTAGTCAACTGATGGGGCAAAACACTTCTTCCACATCATTCTGTTCTCAGGAATGCTGTTTATACTCTTGTACGCAGGAAGCTGGTATGATGGACCTCCAAACACAGACAAGAACTCCATGCTTCTTGCCGCGCCCATTTTTAAAGACTTTGGTCCCAAATAGTCAAGTTCTCCAACTCCATTGGTTACGGTGTAGTCGTTTGAAGTACCATTGGGATCTCTGCCGGGCGTTGTTACTCCAACATACATTGATGCCGGAACAATGGGAGTTTGATAAACAATATCTCTATCTCGATCCATCCTAACAATAGCCATACCTTTCGCCCACGATGGATGTCCTGAAACGTCAATTCCAAGCCCCAATGCTTGAGGCAAGCTGACTCCATCAACGACAGATGCCAACAAAGAATAATTTCCAAATTCGTTTGTCCCAAAGGTCCCGGTTGTTGATGTAGCGATTGTTCCAAGATATTCTCTCTTTGGGAATTTCCAGGAGAATGGGTCTGAGGAATGGTTGTATGCATTTCCTTTTAATGGCAAGACGCTTGCTGTCCCAGATGTTGAAGGAAAATTTGGGTATGGAGCCAAAATACTTGCCGGACAAAGAATGATAAGTCTAGTTGTTGATACAGAAACAATGTCTGATTCAAAACTAAGCGTCGTTCCACTTATCGTCATAGTGCACGATACCGACTCTCCTTGAGCGTATCCAGTAACTCCAGTCGGCCAGTTTGTCAGCCTATTTATTTCTATTGTGTTTTTATTGTAGTCTACACCTCCAGTGGTGATCGTTCCAGTTGTCGCGTTTGTAGTTTTAGGTACGCTCTTCGTGAATGAAGAAAAATCAATAGGCTTGACAGGAGACCAGTTTCCGTATTCATCATGGTATGTTATCCCAAATCGGTAAACTTCATCCCTAAAATAACCTCGGTACTTATTGGTATTAATGGGGTCCTCGTAATCAATCATCCTCCTAATCGTCCTTGCCTCTATAATTTGAGGGTTACCGTCTGGTATTCGTCTATCAAAGTATTTTATGTTGCCAGCCAAAAGCCGATTGTCTTTCTCAACAATTGTCTTAACGGTTTCTACTGGAGCATCGGGAGCCGTAATTTCGTCAATATCTAATTCATATTCCGACTCGGTCCCCTTGTAGGTGCCAGTAACTGTTCCGGTACTACCTGTAACCGAATTGCTTATTTCGCTCACATACCCAACCAACTGCCTAATGTATGTGCCATCGTTGTTTTTGACGACAGCTATTTCTATTTTGTCGTAATTGGAAGCCGATTCTCCAACCCCTATCGGTATGGAAAAATTAATTGACCTGGTTGTCTGTTGACCAACTGCTCCGCCATAGTAATTGACGGTAGTTCCACTTGTGTAAGCAAGAGGTATGGCAGGAACCGGATTGGTAAACGTTGACCACTTTGTTGTTTCAAGCGTCGTCGTTTCCTTTAATCTGTAAGCGAATTGATATGTTCCGGCAAGCAAGGCGCCATTGTTGCCAATAGATGTTATTGACAAACTCATAGCCGTGCTTGCCTTTGATATAAGGTTTAAAGAGGAAGCAGATGTATATGGCCACGACGAATTGTCCATATCAATCTTTCGAATCGTATTGGTAAAATCCGTAAAGTAAACCGACTTGTTTTCCCTATCTTCAGTAAAGAAAGAGTCAATACTGCCTGTTGGAGAAAAGTTCAATCCAGAGTCCGAGCATATTTCGTAAACACCTACATTAGCGTATATTGAATCTTGAGCAAAAAAGTGAATCCAATTTCTTACGCTTGACCCTCCGTTTTCGTCAACATACGAATAAACAACAAACCCATCTCTTGCAACTCCGCCGATTTCTGCTTTAGCAACGGTGTAGCCAAGGATATTGATGTTTTCAACAGGAAACCCCGTTGCAATATCTTGAGTTCTTAAAAGCCCTGAAGACCTAATCTGGTTGATGATCATCTGCTCGCCGGCACCCGTGAGCTCCATATTAAGCGCATTACGGTAAGTCCCCTCCGGTTGATAGGCCGGAGAGAAGTCTTTGTTCATCCCTTTAAAAAAGGCTTGTCCTTCCTTTTTAATCTCCATTAATTAGGCGTTTTGGGGGTGCGCATCAATCTCTTTTGGTTTGGTAGCATCGTGAGCCAAGTAGCAATAGCTGCTTCAATCTCAGGCTTCTGAGGCTGATTGCGCTTAGACATAGCGTCTGCCTTCAAGGTTACCCATTGTTGGTACAAAGTCTGAATCTCGCTCATTGGAATCTCGTTCCGCTTGCGGTAACGCTCTCTCTTCACGAACATGTATTCAATGTAAGCGACAATAGCCCTCAAGTAATACTCCGGAATCAACGGTATATTGTTGGAATCCACAGGCATACCGTAGTACCGGATGATCACCTGGTCGTAGGAGTTGCCACGAATCGTCGTGCTAAACACGAGGTCCGAACCCTGCTTGCTTACCACATAGTCCTTGTCGTAAGTCGTTTGGTCGTCATCCGGAACCGAAGACCAATAGTTGGAGTCAAACATGGGGTAAGCCACATTTCCTGCTGTACTGTTCTTGACGGCAATAGAGTCAATGTAAACGCAGTTCGTCGGTATAGAAAAGGTATTGCCCGTTGTGATGGTTCCAGTCGATGTCGTGAGGCTTATAGTCGTCAAGCCGATATCCCGCAGACCCTGGAAAGCCCATTCGTAGAAGATGACCCTGTAGCGGTCATTCTCCATGCCCAAGGCAATCATCGCGTTGCTGATGACCTGATCGATTGTTACGGTATTAATCATTGCTCTTTGGCTTGTTCTAGGTTAGTGCCATCGTAAAGTTCCTTTTCCCTTATCGATATACCGGCAAGTTGAAGAGACCGGAACAGAAGTTCGTTGTGGAACATAGCGTCAATCTCTGGGTTCACCACGCTGCCGGTTGTAAGGCTAATGGGTCTTGGGAATACAACCACCTCAACCAGGTAGGAACTCCCAGATACAGGAGCTGCAGGGAAGAACTCAATCCTTCCCTGGCTTGTCGTTCCAGTTGTCCCAGACGCAAAAGAAGAAATGGTGTAAATCGCAGACCTACCCGTGTTGTTTGTGAAAGAATTAAACGTCCTAAGGTTCCCATAAACCCTTGACGCTGAATTGATAGTCCTAACCCTCTTAGCGCTGTTGTAAGTCGTTGTAGAGCCTGTGGATGCCTGTACGAGGAAGTCTATGACTTTGTATACCGTACCCGACACCAAGGCGGTGTTTATTTGGGTAAAGGTAATGTTTGTGGTTCCAGATGCAATGCCTGTAACCGTGGCAGTCCTTACTAAAGTGCCAATGCCTTGTTGAAAAGCGTCTTCCCGGCTGAAGTCAAAAATGTCGACATCCTTGCGATCTTGCTTCTTGGTCGGGAAGATAATTTCGTCAATAATGCTCAGTTGAGCCGTATTGAAGAAATCGGCTTTTTCTGTCGCAGTAAAGTAGGGAGAACCCACCTTATCGCAAATCAAATCAAATCTTGAGCTTAGTTCTGCTGTCGTCATTTTATACCTCTATCTTTCATTTAACAAACAATCCAACACACGGGTTCAAAAGAAAAGGGAGCCGAAGCTCCCTTAACCAACCAACTAGAAATCCTTTACTTATCGGTCCACTCTAACTCATCGTTTTCGCCAACGGTCAGCACTTGACCGTTTGTTCCTATGGGTAAGTTCTTCCAAGAAGACCCATCCCAGTACTTGATGTCTCCCTTGGCATCTCCATTGCTGAACCCAGGACCCGCAGGTCCTGTTGCACCTTGTGGGCCTTGTGGACCTACCTCACCAGGAGGCCCCAAGTCTCCAGGGAATCCCTGTATCCCTTGTGGGCCTTGTGGTCCCGTTGGTCCTTGTGGTCCCGTACTTCCGGATGCTCCGGTTGGACCCGCAGGTCCAGTAGCACCATTGCTGCCAACAACCCTGCCGGCATTGACCAATCGGCCGCTGACAAATCGCAGAATCAAATCGTTTTGCTCAATGTAGGCCGTCTCTATTTCATCAAGCTGCACTTGCGGAACAGGAACTTGTGACGCCTGAGTAGCCAAAAACGCGGACACCCTATCGGACGAAGATCCGATATTCGCCGCTATTTCAACAGGACTAGCATCTGGGTACCTTTTTTGGTACCTCAAGATGCGTAGCTCTGTATCTGTAAATGTTGATGGCATTACTTGTGCTCCTTATTGGGGCTTCCTGTTCCTGGCGTACTTGTTGATATCGGCCATGGTGATCTCTGGCTCTTCCTGCACAGGCTCCGGGGCAACGCTTGGAGCAGGCTTCTCAGCCTTTGACTCCCTGTCGGATTCCAAGAATCCAAGACGGCTCTCAATCATCTCAAGGACTTCCTTCTCGTTTACAATTTTCCCAATGGTTGAGTCTTCGTCAACGCCCAAGGTGTAGCTACCAAAGCGATATACGCCATCGTTTGTTGTGATAACTCCTCGCCCAATGGCGGTTCGGACCAAGTGACGCATTCGGGCCTCACGATTAGGAATTGCGTAAATCTTTAGGAACTGTTTTGGATTGCGCTCTGCGTAAGTCAAAACATTTTCAAATGCGATGATTTCATCTTCCTCATCGTAGAACATCCCACATAGCGATGCGACCTCAAGAAGCCTTCTTCCTTTCAGTTCAGAGGCTAATGTGATTGCCTTTGCATTTAGGAGTTTGTCCTCAATACGTAACTTTGACTCAACTTCTGGCTGTAGCCTTTTGAATAAAGCGTTTCCATTAAACCATGGAGATTCCGGGTTGTTTGGATGATTTGTCAAAAAATCAAGCAACTCTTTGTTTGACTTATGCACGACCATAGGCTCACCTACATTAAAGTGAAACCGCTTATAACGAGTCCGGCCATCAGGTAAAATCGTTTCCGTTAGTCTATGGACTACACCATCCAAGGTCTTGTATTCCGAAAAATGGAAAGTGCTCCCATTGCCGGACTGCAAAAGAAAGAACTCAAAGTCGCTTTGTTTAACTGGCATTTTTTAAAAATTTATGACACTATAACACATAAAATTTCGTTCAGTTCCAAAACAAAAGCCCCCGCCTTGTGGGCGAGGGCTTCGTTTCCTCAGTTAAGAGGGATTACGCTGCGTACAACAAGCCGTGGTTGTTGGCTGCGCGCAATTCAACACCGATGGAAGAGTAGAAGTCTACTGTGAATCCATCTTTACCGTTAGCACGAGCGGCTCCGGAACCGGCCTCTGGGGTAGTGATACCCTCTTGGACGGTGCGACGGAACTCAAGGCTTTGGCCCAACAGGTCTTGCTTATAGCGCAAGTTGATGAGCGGGTTGCCACGATCGTCGGTACCCATGTTCAAGAACAACATGGCTTTATCCCAGTTGATGCCGGAAGTGGCAGGAGCAGGGAACAGGGCCTCGTTGGCGAATGGGTAGTACAAAACGAAGTTCAAGATCTTGTCCATGAACTTGTACTTGGTGATGTTCAAACCGGTCATGATACCATCGCCGGAGAACACACCAAAGCTGATGCCACCGTTCAAGGTGTAGTCGCGGAGAGCGAACTGGGCGTCGGCATAGGCAGAGCTACCGCAAAGGACGGTGAACTCATTTCCGCTGCTGTTCAGGCACATCAAGCGAACTTGCTCGGCTAAGTCAGTCTCGGCAATAGCTGAAGAGTAGGTCCCTACAACACCGTTAGTGATCACACGCTGCAAGATACCGTTACCGCCAAGGCGGCCAGACATTACGTTACCGGTTGTAGCTGATCCGTTTGACTTTGCGGCCAAGATGTACATCTCGCGGTCCATAGCCATCTCTTGCATGGTTTCCATCTCGTTGATGTAGTAGTAAGACCACTCGCTGTCAGACTTCTTTACGTACTTGAGGTTAGATCCTTGAGTTGTAGAACAAACCACAGAACGACGAAGGATGCCTAGGTACTCGCTGACCTGGTTTTCTTGCCATACACGACCGGATGGGCTGTCGGAATATTCGGCCTGTAAATTGTACAAGTGAGCAAATTTCATCCCGACCGTAATAGCTGACCCAAAGTTTGCTCCAAGAGCGTTGAGACCAAGAGTTCCGGATGAAGTTGACCCAGTAGCGCCAGTAGTTGCCGTTACAACCGCGTAAGCATCGTTTTCAAAACGAATAACATCGCCGACTAAAAATGTAGCCTGAATGGTTGATCCACCTGCAAACGCAACTGTTCCAGCCGTATCGCCACTAGTAGTACTTGTTACCGCAGATACAGCGACTGATTGGCGGAACTTGCCTTTTTCAAACCAGTTGAAAACGTCGTTACCAACGACAGGGTTCTTACGGCCGATACGGCTCAAAAGAGTTGTGATGGTGTACTGAGGGAAGCGATACGTGATGTAGTCGCTGAAATCGGGTTTTTGGATTCCGCCAAAAACGTAGGTGCTATCCACACTGCCAGTTCTGATGGTATTGGGAGCAGCATTGTTTGGATTGATTGTATTAATGTAAGCCATTTTTTTGTTTATTTAAGTTTAGAACAAAGGTTTTTCACCCTTTCTCAACCTTTCAACTTCGGATTCAACAGTAGACAAAGCCTTTCGTGGAGTAGCCTCGGCGATATTTGTTGCCTTCGGTCTCTCTACGTTGGACAGGTTTTGAATCACAGCGGCTTTTCCTGAATTCTTGGCGCTACGAGTAGCGTACTCAAGTACCTTGTCGAACATTTCCAATTTGTAGGCGCTTTGCACCATCTTTTGGAAATCCGGTTCTCCATTAGGCTTCAGGAAGTGCTTGATCTGGAACTCAGTTGCCTTAGCCTTATCGTTGTAAGTGGTGAGCATCTTTTGAATGCTTGCCCGGTCTTGGTCTTTGACCTTGACCCTGTCCACCTTTTCGATGCTATTGATTGCCTTGCGAAGGTTATCATCGTAAACACGCTGATGCTCCTGCGCTTGTAAAGCAACCTGTTGCTTCTGAACTTCCTGCTGCAACTTCAAGTCCTTTCGTATCCTCTTCGCATTAAGGCGAATTTGGGTCTCGTCAAGGGAGGCAATGTACTCATCAAGTTCCTCCTTTGTATCAAAGTCGGATTTAAGCTCATACGACAAAAGGTCCACATCTGGAACTGAGTCGTAATCAAGAGTAGACAAGCCTAAATAACTCAGCCAGTCGCCTCCCTGCTTCATGATCTCATTCGCCTCTCGGATCATATCACTGGCGAATACGGTCTTGGTGGATTCTTTCGTTTCCTCCAACTCCTGTTTTAGGCTCTTGAACTTTTCTACAAAATCCTGGGAGGTGTTAACTCCCTCAAGTCCAAGGTCCGCAAACTCGTTTTTGTACTTTGTTACGAAATCATCCGCAGCAGGTACTTCAACGCCTTCGTCCAAATCAATGTCGAAATTGAGGTCCGTGTTAGGGTTCTCATCTGCATTAACATTTTCTGCACCCGTTTCGTTTGCAGTATCATCAACATCTGCCTCTTCCTCCAAGTCTTGGGCAGTTTCTGCCGGAGCTTCGGGAGTTTGTGCCACAGGCTGTGGAGGCGCCTCTGGCTGACCATTAAGGGCGTTTAGTGCCGCTTGTTCGTTCTCATCGCCTATGGGCGAATGAGATTCCGCCTCGCCCGTCAGTTTCTGAAGGGCTAGCAAATCTAAATCTTCTGACATGTTTATTGGGTTTTTTGTTCTTTTAATGCCTCAATGATGAGGTTGAAGTTCTGTTCTTGCTCTTTTTTGAGCATATCAAGTTGAGTTTGTTGCTCCATCGTACGATTCTTTAACTCCTCCCTTAACATTTGGAGTTGTCCTTTGTTCTCGGAACGAGCCCTATCAACTTGAATTTGTTTCTCAGTATCTCCAATGATTTGCTGTTGAGCCATCTGTTGTTGCATCATCATTTGCTGTTCTTGCGATTGTTCCGCTTGAGATGCTTTTCGGTCTTGGAGTGCAAGGAACTTCTTGACGCCCTCTTTGGTGTCTGGATTGAATAAAAGAACCATAGCCTCGGAAATACTTAGGCTGTTAGCCTGTACGGCGGAACTAACAAGTTGCTCGAACTTCGGCCTATTGTTCATAATATCATCGGAGTTAACCTTGATAAAAATACCATAATCCTGAAGAGGTACATCTTCATCAATCTCCATAAGGTCAATGCCGATTTGCGAGACAATTGGCTCATATTGTTCTTTTAAGAATGGGAAAATCGTCTTAATGTAGTTGGCGTATTTCTGCAATAATTCATTCTCAAAAATCTCAAACGCTTTGTTCAACGGCTGAGTAATAAGACTGCTTTGCATAACCGCCATCTGATTCACTCCAACAAGAGAATCCCCTTTTTGAAAGCCTTGGCGAGCGTCGTTGATTCCAGAAATCTTGTCGATCTCCATATCGATGTATGACGCCAAGTTGAGGTATAGGTTAATTGAATTGGAGATACCTGTGTCAATGCTTGGGAATGGGTTACCATTGGGCGGTACCGCTTCCTGCCCGCTACTCGTAAAGGCAATACCGGATGTCTTTAGGTAGTACATCACATCCTGCAATTGCAGGTTGTCTGGCTTGTAGCGAAGATCGTAGACAAAACCTTTACGCCCTGCCGTGGACATCTCTTGTTGCACGGTGTACATAATTAGGTCCTTGAACTCCTGCAGAGCGGACATCTCCTCAACCTTGGACACAGTCCTAAAGTTGGTGTACTGCGGGGAGATAATCGTGTAACTGTACTCGGCTTTCACCGGATTGTCGACGCTATCCCTAACGATGTTATTCATCTCGCCCCATTCCTTCACAATGCTAGACCCCACAAGGGTCGCCTTGCGAATTGTCTCAACATTCCTTGTTTCAATGCGTCCTCCATTCTCCTTCTCCTTTTCCGTCAACTTTGGTCTTTCGTCTTTCCCGAGGATCTTGACATGCTCACCGCCATATTGGTCCACGGTTACCTTGGCGCGTACCTGGCGAATGTCCCTCCACTCCGCGTAAAACACCAAGCACATAAACTGATTGTTCACGGTGATGTAAGGCAACAAGAAGTTCGTTCCGTTCTGCGAATAACCGCCCCATAGCCAAGAACCTTGGTCGTACCTTATCGTATTCAACTCCTCAAGCGTCAAGCCATAGGTGTCGCAGACCTCCGTAACCGGAGCGTAGCGCCATTCTCCAATAAATGCCGATGTGCTAAAGCTGTCGTCAAAGACGTAAGGATCCACGATGACATAGCGCGGGTCCACACGACGGATGTGCGGCTTTCCATACTTGAGCTCGTGCTTACCAATAGCCCGGCCGGTTATCAGGATGTCCCTCCAAAAGGCAAGCCTGGTCTGCACGTATTTATCCCTCTCAATCTCATAGCGCAAGATGGAGTCCATGGTGCGCTCAATGGGTTCCTTGTAAGAGGAACGCATGTAGAGGTCCAATTCTTCTTCAGAGTACGGAATAAAATCCGGCTCTTTCATCTCAATAAGTTCGCCTGTCGGGTCAATCTTTGGAATGACAGACATCATAATCTTTTGTGCTACAATGGAAGATTTCTTCTTCATCTTCCTAGATACAGCATCACGATTTAGTGTCTTACACGATACGTCCAGCTTCTGAATAGCCACCTCCCCTTCTAGGAGGTTGACCTTGTTGCGGATCTTGTTGAAGTTAATCCACAATGCCGGAAGACTTCGGCCGTTGTAATCCTTCTGCAGGAAGTCAAACTTCTTGGAAAGGTCGTAGTCTCCATTGTAGAAGTTCATAGACCGGTCCATGGCTGTGTAAAGGTTGGGAATGTAACCGTTCGCCACCGTCTGCCCAAGAATAGCCAAGATGGCTTGCTTGTGATAATCTTCCCCCTTCTGCGAGTCTTGGACCCACATATTGGGGAAAGTTGTTTGTATTGCGGTAGCGCTCATTTACGTTGTAGTTTTCCCTCCTTACTGAAAACATAGTCAAATCCCTTGAATAGGTCATTGCTTGTCTCTTTTCTTAACAAACGACTTTTGGCTACCGTTCGTAAATTAATCAAGGTAAGACCCCAAGCATCTACTCGGTCATATTTTCTTTTTTTGTTTTCTGGGTTGTAATTGGCCAAATCCGACAGCAAATCAGAGTATTGGTAGTGTTCAATGTTGGATGTCAAGTCATCGTCAATAACGCCAATCATCTGATCCTTAACCATTTCGTCCATGTAGACCCCGTATTCTATGACATTCCCCGGTCTGGCTAATTTGCCAATCTTGGGTGGCTTTTTCGCCAGAAACTTCGTCAAGTCCCTATCCTGGAAGTAGGATATCATTCGGGCTCTGTTTCTTTCAATCAACACCGTGCAGGTGTTCTTCTTGCTGTAGTACTCCACCGCCAGGGCGCATTGCTCGTAAGCCTCGTTCATGTCCTTGGGCTTGGCTGTATACTGCAATACGGCACCACCGCTGTGCGTCTCTTCTTCCCCCAAGTGCAGCCCCTTCGCGATAAAGAACGACAGGTCCGAGCCAATGCCTTCTTTCTTGGCGCCATCCGTCGGGTCACACCCGGCGGCATACTGAACGTCGTCAGAGGGTTCCTCCAACATGATGACGTCCCCGTCTTCCTTGGGAATGAATACCACCTTGTCGTTGGATTTACGGAACAGACCCCTCTTCATCTTGGGTGGATGGGTGTCCAAGTGCGCGATCCGGTTGTTAATCAACTCCACGTCAAAAGGCGAATCACCCACCTGGATGAACATTTCCTCAGCCTCCAAGGGGTACTGAACGATAAAGTCGTAATACCGCTTCATGGACTGCTTACGCTTCTTCTCACGCTCACTAAGGATGTATTTCAGCCCCTCAATGACGTTCTCGTTGCCTAGCTCGTTGTCAATCATGAACCCGCTCCAGCCGGCAGCAAAGTAGCGGATAAGGCCGTAGCCCTCCGCGTTGTACCAAAAGTCCTTGAAGTCATCGCCATTCTCTGCAGCATCTCCCGCCGTACCGGCCAGGATGGGAACGCCCTTCCGGGTAATACCGTCATCCGCTGCCAAAGCCGGCTCTGTATAGGACCAATTCTGCTTGAGCTGACCTGGGTCCCACTTACCGGGCTCCTCGTACACCACCATGCGCATACCGGATCCCTCAAACGACGTTGGCTCAGGCGAACGACCAAAGATGACCGAGTTAAGCCCAACCTTCTTGATGTTGCCATCCTTGTCGCGAATCTTCTTGGCGAACTCTAGGCGCGATGCCGAGTTACCGGCCATAGATGTAGCGCGCAGGAAAGACGGCAGGTTGTTGTAGCCGGTCTTCAGTACGTCGCTCATAAACTTCTTCATGTCCTCCTCTGACTTGGATGTGAAACCAATCTCCGAATAGGGATTATGGATCGCCGTGCAGTACATCGCGTTGGCAAGGCTGTAGGACTTGCCCCAACGGCGCCGTCCACCAAGGATGACGCCACTACTGGTATTGTCCGGGTAGAGGCTTGACTCGCCGTACAGGCAAGACTCAATAAGGTTGAAGAACTCCGCGTTGCACCTTCGAAACTCCGGGGAAATAAGCCCCCCGTTCTTGGACTTCATCTTCCAGAAGTAGGTGTACATGTACATCATCCCGCAGATGCCATCATGCCCAAACCTCGTCCTGCGTATCTGTTCGTTCTCCCATTTGGACTGCTCGGTCCGGCTGGAAAACGAAGGAATAATCATCTTCTTGGGCTTGTAAGTGGACATCTGTATTTGTCCAATCTTGTCCAAGTAGTACCTGACCCTCTCGTTGACGTCAAAGGCGCTGTTGAAAAGGTAATCAACCAGGCTTTGCTTCATGCGTGAAAGCTGTCAATGGCGGACATCTCGTCCTCGGCCGAAGAATCCTTCTGTATGTCCATGTTCATCTCCGTGTTAATCATGATTTCAATGGCTTTGCGTTGTTTGGTCAGGTCAATGAGCGATGCGGAAAGCTTCTTAATCTCGTCGGCCTCTAAGCCTTGGGCACCTTTGAGTCTTTTGCGTATTTCGGACAGGGCTGCCTCCAGAGCCTCCAGGGACTCTCTCTCCGAACCAATGCCCTGCATGTCGTGGTATGCTTCAATGTACTTACCGATCTTGTCCTTGCGGACTGAAGACACGTTGAGGAGTGCTTTTTGGTAACGCTCCTCGGGGGATAGATTCTTGTAGGGGGACTTCCAATCCGCGTACAAGGCTACGAACTTGAACTCGTCCGATGTTATGCCCTTAAACTCTGTGAGTATGGACAAATGAGGATTGTCATCAAAGACATCCTCTTGACTTATTTTAAATAGCATACAACGTTAACCAAGGCTTTTTGCCTTAGTTCTGCTTTTAAGCAAAAAACTTAATTGAGACTAAAAACTTGTTCGTAACTACGCTATTTGCTGTGCTTGTAGACCAAGTCGCGATGACGAAACTTGAAGTCTCTTCGGAAGTTCCTAAACTCAAACGAGGAATCGTTGTACTGTTTAGGCTGTTTTGATTTCCAGCCGTAATATTCGCAACAGAGCTTGTAGCTATGTTTCCAGATGTGACAACGCCCGGGAAGCCAAGCTTCCAGTATACATTTGATAAAGTGCCATTTAACGTTCCACCTGTAACAGTGGTAACGGTTGGTGAAACGCCCATGGTGTTGTACAGCGTGTTTCCAGTCGCCGCATTTGTTCCGTTTACATCAATTGTTCCAACCCATTCCTTGTATCCTTTTTCCGCAAAAATAGAGTTTCCTGCAACGCCAGCGAGGGAAGTCGTTGTTGTAAAAATAACCGGTGAACTAGCTGGTTGATTCATCTCAACTATGCGAGAAGACGTTCTGTCAAAAACTTGCGTTATGTAGTCTTGGTTTACGAAAACCTCGCCAAGGGATACGACCTGCCCGTTTACATTTGTTGGCGATCCAATAGATGTCAACCCAAAGATTGACTTGATTGATGCCAATGTGTTGTCGGCAATCCTTGAATCTCCGTTCGTGAACACCAACAAAGTCTTCGTGGACTGCGTGGCATACGCATAAACCACTTGATTCCTGTTGATGGCTCCAGGAGAATCCGGGGCTCCAGCAAGTGTCTGAAACGAAAAGTTAAAAAGTTGACTCATTAGAATCCGGGAATAATGGTTGTAAGAGGAGTTGTGGTAGCCAAAACTAAACTATCTGGGGTGTCAAGATAAATCTCGCTGACAACGCCTGTAACTCCTGCGTCAATAAAACGACGGTCGTCTGCAATAACCCCTGCGGATTTCAGCTTTGAGAAAGCAAAAATGCAACCAGATGCACCGGATGTGGACGCATTCAATACCCGGTTGTTGCTCATAAAGAGAAGTGGGAACTCCAAGGACATCAGCTTGACTGCATTATTCGTTATTGCGGCAGTACGAAGTTGAGCCGGAGTCCTGTTAATGGCAAACTCAAAGCACTTGTTCTTGAATACATACTGAACATTGGAAGAACCCGCTGCCGTTAAGTAGGCAATGGCGATGTGCTCCAAGTTGACGATGAAAGACCCTGTGGCTGTAGAAACACCCGTGACAGGAGCGTCGTATTTACCAATACCGCTGACGGTACTTGTTACCTGGGTGAGTGTACCCGAAACGCTCGTAAGGGCCGTATAAGATGCCGTGGTGATGGTCGCTACCCGATTGGCACCAATCTGCGCATCGTAGAACTCTACGTACCGGTTGTTACCTCCCCCGGAGTAAGCCCACTTAAAGTCGTCAGAGGAAATAGCCGTCTCACGAAGGGAAACCGGAGTTCCTGTTGGAACATTCCCATTGCTGTTAATTACCTCGGTAAAGCGAATTGCACTTGCCATAATTTTGTTAGTTCTGCATCATTAACAATACGGCTTTGTGCTTTGTTCACTCCTCGTCTTCCCCAAAGACGTCATCCAAGTCGTGATCAATCTCTATGATCGCCCCAACCATTGTGAGCAACTTGTCGCAAAACTCCTCGTCCTCCCAATCAATCATCCCAAAAAAGCACACAAAACCCAACTCATCAAAGTGCGACACCGTGAAAATCTTGTTCTTTTCGTCGTAATCGCTGATTTCGCCAAATTGAAAGATCGTGTACCGGTCGTCTTCGTGCTTTATGACTTTGTGCGTAGCACTCCGCCAATACCCCGGGCCATCCGCTTCGTCGCTCATCCAGGACGAATTTACATATTCAAAACCGTATGGCTCTAAAACTCTTCCCTCTATTGATTCATCTTTCATTGGTAAGTATTTTGTCTTTGTAGTCCCCCCTTGTAGTCATCAAGTTAAAGGCTTTTTCATAAAAAGCCAAGTCCTTTGACACAAGGTCTCTGTAAAGATAATAGTTTTTCTCTATAAAATACCTTGCATGATCGTACTTTATTTCCTCAAAATCCTTCCCGGACTCGTAGTAATCCTCCATCATCTCCACGATGATACCCGGATACGACATAACGATGTTCATGTTCATGCCCCTATAACCGCCCTAGGGCTCAATAGTTTCGTTTGAACGCACCAAAGAGACCGTGCTTGAAACCAAATGCCTCCCCCTATCGCCAACAAAAGCCATGTTGTGGTTAATCAACCACTCCTTCCCGGACTTCGCCATCCAGCCCTCGCCAACCAACCCCTTAACCGCCTTGTGGTACGAAGATCGATCAGGCTTCTTCCCCACAATAGGCTCCACCCACTCACAATACCCCTGAAACTCCACCTGAACCACCCTGGAACCACTCTTCAGCCTGGTCATAACGTACATAGCCAAGGCGATCTCCGATGGCTTTAGCCTAACCAAAGCCTCCAACCCGGGAATAAACATCTTTACAAACCTCGCCCTGTCCCATGCAGACCTCCCTAAAACACTAATACGCTCATCCGAAAGGAATTCCTCCCCCGTTTGAGTATCCACAAGCTGCCTCTTCCTTAAAAACTTTGCCATATCGTAAAAGTAACCCTTTTTTACCCCAAATGTTCTTACAAATGTGGTGAATTTGGCCACATTTTTGGTGAATTTGGCCACATTGTGAATTATATGTCAATAAAAAACGCTGTTTTTGATATCGCTAGGGCACTTTTTTGGTACCCCCCTAATTTCCCTCTATATAATAATATAGATATAGCACTCCCTGTTCAAAATAGGGATCCCTATGGATGGAATTTTGAACATTGTATGGATGGAATTTTGGGCTTTACCCCTAATTTTTCTAGTTCAGTTTCAAAAATGAAAGTCGTCCCCCCCTATTCGTAACATTGAATAAACAATCCATTAGTCAATCTGTTGTTACAACAATATATTTAGTTTTGCTCTACTACATTTAGTGTATCATTTGTTAAAACAACAGGCACAATTAGGCAATGTTATAACAATGATTGATTTTTATTCCAAAAAAAAATGATGACAAAAAAACAATGATGTGTTATATAACAATGCTATTGCTCGTCTAATGATACGATAAAATTGTAATCAATGTTATGAATAATTGCTACAATAAATTTATTGGATACAAAAAGTGGTTGTGTTATAACATATTGTTTATCATAGCATTGTTACAACACATTATTTTTCTAATGACTAAAAATATATAAAACCTATTTTTATTTTTGAGCAAAAATAATGATGACTAACTCGCATTGTTATAACACATTATTTTGGTTAGCATTGTTATGAAAAGTAAAAATCGTTCGTTCGGTAAGTGGTTGTGTTATAACAAAACCAATGATTGCACAGGATGTCTTGTTTTGTAACACAAGTTTTATCTCATCCGTGTAACACATCATTTATCTAATTGTGTAACACATCTTTTCATAACACATCTTTTACCAAATCCATATTGTTTTACAAATGGTTGTGTTATAACAAAACGACTTTGTACTGAGTCCAGGTGTATTCATAACACATTGTGATTTTTCATCTCATATTTTTATTGGAAAAACAGGATTACTCATAACACATCATTTTTGTAACAAATGATTTTGTGTATGTGGCTGAATTTTATGTTGTTATAACAAAACGATACACCTTCCAAAAACTCTAATGCAAAACAATGTGTTACGATACACCCAAAAATTACCAAAGGTTTTTATTGCTACACTATTCTATAACATATTACACAATTATTAGTGCTTGTAGGTAATACGGAAAAAATAAATCATTGTTGTAACAACAAATTCACTATCGTGGGCATATAGCAAATCCAGGGTTTTGCTACATTTCATAACACATTCTACAAAAAGTCTACTATAGTATACCTTTGCTGATAGGCAATTTTCGTAACACATTCTACATAAAGTCTACTATAGTATACTTTTCCAATCAAAAACAAGTAATCCATAACACATCTCACATCGTGTCGGTAAACTGTTAGCCAAAATGTCCCTTTACTGCATTGTATGGCTATTTGTAATATCAAATTTCTTTTGTATATTTGTATATCGTTAGTAAAGGTCGCAGGGATGCGTAATGTGTTACGACGATTCGTTCTTTGACTTATTGAAAAATTAAATAACACAATGTGAGTAATGTTCTCACAAAAAAGTTGTGTTATGCTTTTTTCGGATTGACTGTGGGTATGCATTCCCATAACAATGCATAAATCGGATATGTGCAAATCCTCATAACATTGCACAAAAACATAACACAAAATATATATTGTTATGAATAAGTCAGTTTTGAATGCCGTTTCTTTGTTTGTTGCTTTGCCTTCGGTTCGTAACATCGTGAAATTTTCTGATGTTAAAAAGTTACTAACAGAACTTCGTAACATTAGGCACAATCGTTTCTTAAAATTGGTGGAACTATCCAAATTGTGTTACGATTTCCGTGTCTATTTTAACTCTGCGGAGTGTAAAGAGTTACGAAAGAAGAAAAAGATTGATGTTACGATGGAGGATGTAATTAGTGTTACATTTAATATGGGCAAAGCCTATTTCTATCGCCTCGCCACTATGGGGAAATATGTTAAAAATAACCCCGAAAAAGTGGGTCAATTTATAACATTGAACGCAGAATCACCTACGGAATATGTTATGGATGCCACTACTTTTAACGATTTTTGTAGTGGTAAAACAAAAGACAATAAAGAAACCGAACCAAAAGACGACGATAATTCGTCTAATGTTACGGATGCTTTGGAGTCTCACGATAGACAATTAGAGCAAGAGCAAGAGACAAAAGAGAACGAAGCCAAGGAGGTTGTGTTTAATATGTTATACAAAGGTCAAGGTATAACAATATCCAAACATAACAAAGGCGGATATGTTACCGAACTACATAACATTGAACCCACCGAACTGCAAGAGTTCTTGAAAAATGTAACTAATGTTATGCCTACCATCCTGTTGGATGCTAAAAGGCATCAGCCATTTGGCGTAACACATTACTTGGATACAAAGTCCAAGAAGTGGATTACAGACTATGGTAACATTAAATTAACAAAACCTCAGCGTGAACTCGTAACACAAAGCATAAAAAATCACGCATAATGTGTTACAGACCCCTTGCGAAAGCAAGGGGTTTTTTTTTGCCCATACTTTCGTAACACAATACGAACTAATTGCCTTCATAACACATTGTTGTTCCCTGGCACTCATTCGTAAAACTCGATCGAGTACAGAAAAAAAGTCACTATCACTATCATATGCGATGCGGTGCGATGCAGCGTAACAAAACAAAACCGGGAAAGTCTACTATAGTATACTTTTTGAATAAATCTCGCAAGGAGTGGCGAACCAATGCGATGCGTTCCGTTGAACAGTAAATGCTATTTGTCAAATGGGAAAACTTGCCTATCTTTGTATTATTGAATGCTACACCATAGAGATGCTATCAAAAAAGTCTACTATAGTATACTATTCATTTGGAATGCTGATGCCAATACCAAGTAGGCAAAAACAAAATCAACCACATATGTTTTATTTAGTTGACCATCCTTGCATAAAGGATAAAAGGCTTGCAGAAAATTATCTGCAAAGAGGCGAAACAAAGTACTTGAGGCAAAAGCCAAAGGCCTTGTTTGAGGCCATCCCAATGGTAGACCCTAAATGGGTTTCATCAAGGAAGGAGCGTAGGAAACACCGCTTCAGCAATCAGACATCAGAATTCATTCGTGTTTCTCAATGATAAAAGTCTACTATAGTATACTAATTCACTAAACCAACTCAAAAACCATGTCAAATCAATCCCAAAGACCCCTCTACGAAATAGCCGCAGAAATTCGTAGGACTTGGCCTAACCCCTATTTTGGTGCTGTGCCATACATTGATGCAATGCGTAGTCTGAATTCAGTTTATGACGACTACGGCCTTGACTCCGGAGACTCTATTGTCCTGTATTTCTTGAGCAATGCACAAACTTGGCGAGGCGATGATGCAAGGCGAATCAAAAAGGAACTCAACTCAATACTAAAAACCGAAAAGAGATGCCAAGTAGAGAAATCCTAAAGACCTTGTTTGTTGCCGCACTCGGCATCCTTGGTCTGTATGCATTAACGCGAGCATTCCTATTCCTTACAACCCTTTATCCCTAAAGCCATGAGCCTAAACAAAACAAGAGAAGCGATGATGGCCATATTGGCCGAATCCCTGCAAACCGAAGACCCAAATGACCGGCACAAACCCCTAATCCGTACCACGGAGGACTTTTGGGGCAAAGACATAACTGAGGCGTGGAAGAACGGCATTTGGCTATGTGGAGAATGCGGATACACCTACAAAGGCAGAACCGCATTTGCGTACTACAACGATTCATCCAAGAATTACCACGGAGGAACCCTTAGGTCGTTTATGAAACTGCTATCCAAACATGGGTGGCATGCCGAATGGTACGACCCAGGCACAGTATTTATATTTCCAGAACTTCACCAAAACCCTTAAACAAAACCAAACTCCGGGATGGGAGATATACCAAACAAAATCTGCTATGGGACTAGACATGTATCTATCCAAGAAAACCTATGTCCAAAATTGGAGCCATATGACTCCCGACAAACGGCATAGTGTAACCGTCAAGTGTGGTGGCGTAGACGTACCACACATCAAGCCCGAACGGGTATCCTACATTGAGGAGCAAATCCACTCGTGGCGTAAGTCAAACCAAATCCACCGGTGGTTTGTAGAAAATGTCCAAGGCGGAATGGACAACTGCGAGGAGTATTTTGTGTCAAGGGACAACCTTAGAGACCTTCTGCACGAATGCAGGCAAGTAATCGCAAAGCCCGATCACTCATCGGAGATACTCCCAACAGTTGAAGGGTGCTTCTTTGGGTCAACAGATTACGACGAGTTCTACTTCCAAGACATCAAAGAAACCGCAGAAATGTTGGAGAAAGTCCTTGAAGAGGAACCCGAAAACCAATGTGACTTCTATTATCGCTCATCTTGGTAAATGCTATTTGTACAATGAGACATCAGCCGTACCTTTGTATTAATGAATTCAACAACAAATAAAAAGTCTACTATAGTGTACTTTTTCAATTCAAACATCGTCCACTCAACCCCATCAATATGTTAGAAATCAGCAAAGAATTCCAAGAAATTGTCCGTGCAGAGATAACCATTCGCTTCTGCATCAATGTGGACGGCCATGAAATCTCGGGCAAATACACGAATGAGGACATCCCTGCATTCAATTGTTCATCGGTAGAATTTGACGACCCAAAACTTATGTACGAATCCTTCACGCCCGAAGAGGTGGACGAAATCCAAGAATGGATAGAACACAATATCGAACTCCCTAAAATTTAACCATCAACCTAAACCCATCAATATGAAAACAACCTATGTAAAATCCCGCCAAATCACCTGTGTATCCGAGCCTTCATCCTTTGTGAGGGTAAAGATAGAAAGCCCAGACGATGCCGAAAGATTCGCCCGACAATTCTACCATGAGGACATTGAACTCTACGAGTCCATGTTCATCATGATGCTGAATCGTGCCGGCATGGTCACATCCTACGCCAAGATATCCCAAGGTGGGACATCGGGAACGGTGGCAGACCCCAAGATCATCGCCAAGTACGCGGTGGATGACCTGTGTTCTAGCGTAATTTTGGTGCACAACCACCCATCAGGAAACAGAGAACCATCGCAACAGGACAAAGACTTGACAAAGAAAGTAAAGCAAGGACTGTCAATGCTTGACATCAAACTGCATGACCATGTAATCCTAACCACGGACGGATACACATCCCTTGCAAACGAAGGACTAATCTAACCTAAACCCTAAACCCTAAACCCTAAACCCAAATCAAATGAAACATCCAGAAAAATGGTACATCCCTGTAACCGAAGAGAACTGCGCAGAACTTCAGCCGTGGTGGCGAACGAAAACTAAAGGAAGCGGATGGGCTGACCTAAGAGAAGGAAGGATATTGCTTTCAGAGCACCCAACAGATTCAAGTTATTATTGGGGCGGTCCCGAGGAAGGCCTTACCGAAAGGCATCCATCCTACCAAGAAATCACCCTCGAACAATTCCGTCAAATCACAAACACACAACCCATGACACAACCTGAACACTGGTGCATCGAAGCCACAGAAGAAAACTTTAAAGAACTCTATGCTTGGTGGAGAAGCAATGCAGATGAACGCTACACCCGTTTTCAAGTTGGTTATACCCTAGTGTCCGGCCATCCGCGTGACGAAAGCAAGTACTATGGTGGTTCCATCGCAAACTGCCTTGATGATTATCCTCAATTTGTAGAAATAACCTTAAAACAATTCCGTCAAATCACAAACTCAAACCAAACCCAAACAACCATGTCAAAACAGATCCAAATCTCCCGTGAGTTACTCAACGAGTACTACGAAGCAGCAACTACACCGCAAAGGGCGTACCTATCCGAGCACTTCAAGTTGGACGGAACTACTACCGACGAAGCCATCCGTGGACTGCACGAATTAGCATGTTCAACTTGGAAACCCAAGATCAAGAAGAACCACCCCGACTGCTTCCCCGAGGAGAGCAAGTACTTTGACTTCTCCGAGCATGCTAATAAATCCGGGCAGGAAAGAAGAATTGTTTCAGAAGATGTTTGTAAATCCTTGGGACTTACTGCAGCCACCGGCGGCTTCATTCAAGTTAGGAAGAATAGCAGCAACCCAGAGACGCACCATCGATCGTTCTACCTTGACAGCGATTACAACTGGGAACTCGTACAAGACGGGACAGAAGACGGCACACCCGTGATGGTACTGATCCCAACCAAGAAGTCATCTAAATAACAATCAATGGGGGAGGTATTAAAGCCTCCCCCTTTCTTTACACTCAACCCTCAACCCTATAAACTCAATTATCATGTATCAAGAAACCGAAACCACCGAAATTATGAATCCACGGGAGTGGAACGAGAACCTCGGCACCATGCTGTGCTTCCATCGTAGGTACATCCTTGGCGACAGGAACCCCTACAATTCAGGGGATTATTGGGGATTCACTCACTTTGCAGAATCATTACGCAGAGTGCACGACATCGCCCTTATGTTACCCATCTACATGTACGACCATAGCGGAATCACCATCAGTCATAAACCGTTCTCATGCCCATTTGATAGCGGTCAGATTGGATGGATCTTCGTGAACAAAGACCAGGTACGCAGAGAATTTGGGGTGAAGAGGATGTCCCCCAAGGTCATGGACAAAGTGAGGAGCGCCCTCATTGCAGAGATTGAAGAGTATAACGAGTACTTAACCCAATAACCTATGCCTAAAGTAGTATATGTGGATGGCGGCAACCTGTTTGTCGTATCCAAGTCTCCGTCTTCCAACAAGAAGATCACCGGCTCCAATGCGGACATCGTGCAGACCTACACCTTCAGCCTTGAGCAGTACCGGCTAGCCAATTCGGGGAGGAAGTTCACGATGAAGGAGTTCTTTGCCCTGGACTCATCGTGTTGCCTTGACTGCCCCTTCTCAGGCAACCAACGGGCCAAAGACAAATCCCTCACACAGGGATGCTACACCCATAAGGCCCTGCAATACTCCGGATTCCTGTCCACGCTACGGCGTATCAAACCACAAGATGTAACCCTCTTGGATGACGATAAGCGTAGACGCATTGTAAGCCTCTGTGACGCATCGTATGTCCGCTTTGGCACCTATGGTGAGCCAAGCCTTATGGATGCAGCCTTGGTCTCTCAAATGGCTCGTGTGGCCAAGGTATGGACCGGCTACACCCACCAATGGGCCAAGCCTTGGGCCAAGGAGTACGGCTCTTGGTTTATGGCATCCGTGCACACCGAGTCGGAGGTCGGCCTGGCGGAGCAGTTGGATTATCGATCGTTCCTATCCAAGGGGGCGGATGACCCCGTGTCGGGGGTCGTATGTCCTGCATCCAAGGAGGCGGGATACAAATCAACCTGTGACAAATGCGGCCTATGCTCCGGCACGATGGGCAAGGGCAAGAAGAATGTAACAATCAACCTACACTAAACTCTGGGACGGGAGATATACCGAACAACTTTTATATGCCAAATTGGTGCTCAAACTTTCTAGTCGTATCGGGAGGTACGCCAGAAAAACTCAGCTTAATTGCTGAAAAATTCTCAGACCCATCAAACAACAGGGTCTTTGAGTCACTCATCGGTAGGAATCCTAAATTCGATGAGAAGGATTGGTACAACCACAATTGTGCTACCTATGGCACAAAGTGGGACATCAATGGTGACGAACACATCCTCAATCCGACTGACGATTTGGGTGGATTCTCCGTTAGTTTTGACACGGCTTGGAGTCCCGCGACTCCGTTCGCCCTTGCCTTGTCCGCAATATACGGCGTTGATGTGCGGCTTGAGTACGAGGAATGTGGCAATGACTTTGCCGGTTGGATGACTGCCTCATCGGGAGAACTTGGCGAAGACGTGCAGATGGATTACCACGAAGGCAAGTACGCTATGGATTCGGATGACTACATGGAGTGTGAGGTAGAGTCCATCATAGAGTGGGCCATCAATGACGAACTTACCGAGCAGGAGTTCATTGACAAGCACCTCCACTTTATGAGTGAGAGAGATAGAGAGAGCATCCTGCAAGACTTCAGAGACTCACAAAAAACTAACCCTTAAACTAAATCAATTATGAAAAAGAATCTCTATTCAGCACTACCCGATCACGTCAGGGATGAACTTGATCGGTCAGAACAATGGCCCGAAGCAAAAAAAACCATTGTAAGTCATTGCAAAGAAGCAAAATCTCTTGATGAGTTGACTCTTAATCAAATCAAGCGCCTTGTCTTGTTTGGATTCAGGGAAGTTACAAAAGAACAAATAGAACTACAGAGTGCATTATCTTTAATCTCACAAAAACTACAAACACTATGAAAACCTTAGACTACACCAAGATATCCGACATTGAGTTTGACGGTATCGACACCGAGGACTATCCCGATTTCTGCGATGCGTTCATCATAAGTGCAAACTACGATGGCAAGCCAATGACCAAAGAGCAATTGGATGAAGTCAACAAGGACGGAAGTTTCGTGTATGAATCACTTATGAATCACTTATATTAACCCTTAAATCAAAACAATTATGCTAACAAAAACCCAACAAGAACTTGTAGATGGAATCATTGGCGAGTTCAACAACATCAACGCGAAGGACGCATCCAAGAAAACGGATGGGCGATTCACCCTTGCAAGTGTACGCAAATGCGAAGATGACAAGCAGGAGTTTACTCGCAACATGAACCTCCATAACTCTGCCATGCTTTCTTTATTCCGAGAGAAAGTGTTGTCCGATATCAATGAGTTCACCAAAGAGTTCGGGTCGGTCATTGATGTGAAACTTTGCAGGGAATACGCAGATCCCAACATGAGTAACCACCAAATGTTGCTTGAACTAAAAGACGATTGGATGGACAAAGAGCATCGTCATTCTTCCAGCACAACTAAATCCAAGCAAATAAAGGCGTACTTTGTTTCCAAGACAAAGACTCAGAAAGTTGATTACAAACAATCAAGGTTTGGGGAAATAAACATTGGCTCTGCAATGTGTTTCGTTGCATTCATCACGCCGAAGGCTGATTGGGCAACCATAATCTTAGAGGATGGCACCAATTATCGTATGCTAAAGATTAAAGGAACTCAATACTCGTTGCACGATTGGTTGCACGACGGAGATTATCCATCCTATTCATCGCTTGATGAAATGTTGCAAAATTCCAAAGACTTTCAGCGTCAAATCGTCCGTATATCCTAATTAAACACCACTAAAAGCCATGTCTAAACAATCTTTAACTAGAATACACGTCAATCAGCACCACATACGCTCCAATAAAGTAAATGGAACTGACTTACCGGTCATAACCATCAAGCAGGGCAAAAAGAACACGTACTGCAACGAGGTTGAGATACTTGGCCCAAGTAGGGTCGTGTATTCCGGATCGGGCTGTGACACCAAGGCGTTACTGTCGTGTGGCGCTAGGGTTGTCATAGAAACAAGCTCACCAATTAACATAATTAAACCTTAAACCAAACCTAACAATGAAAGACATCACCAAAATCGTTCACATTCAACTCTTCTCCCCTGCCAGGGAGGAGATGACCCTACTGACCAACCTGGTAGAAGGCTCCATCAAGCACATCCTTTATTCGGGACACTCATCGTACGGAACCAAGTTGCCTCTCAGCATGCTTGGACTACCGACCGGTATGCATCTGCCCGTTGACAAGTTGTACGATGACGAAACTCTCCACGAGTTTGCACAAAGAATCGTGCAGATGATTGAGGATGAATCGCACATGACAATCTACAAAGTAGTAGACAACAACGTCAAGTTTCACTCCTTTGAGTAGTTGCAAATGTGGATTTTATTCCTTAACTTAGGACTTTTAAATATGAACTATGAGCGACGAAACAAAATGGATTAAATGTTCCGAGCGTATGCCGGAACTTGGTGAACCCGTCCTGATTTTCACAACGGACATGAATCAATTTATGGGCTGGCTTGAGAACCGCCACCTTTGGTCCTACGAACACCAATCTTGGTTCCTAACCGAAGTCAGCCACTGGATGCCCCTACCCCCAAACCCATTTTAATCCAAACCGATGAAAAACAAAACAATCAAAACCGAATGGAGCTTGCGCTCATGCTTCGAGCAGATGCGAGATTCGAATGGTGATGTGATGCTCACTGAAAAGGAGCAAGAAGAAATCATTAGGCTTGTAGAAGAGCGTAGCAGAAAATGGATTAAATTGAAAAAAAAGAAACCCGCTTTGGGTGAAGATGTTCTAGTGTTTACAAAACATGGCTATCAAACCGTAGAATGTTTATCTGAGCTTGATGATGCATCTTTTTGTTGGGAGTCCTTAAATGAATTATCCTCAGTTCTCTACTGGATGCCCCTACCCCCTAACCCTTTTTAACCCAAACAAAATGAACAACGAACTTTTAAAAGCAACCATTCATGTACTCAGATGCCTCAAGACAGACGCTGAAATGGCTCTGAGTGGCGATTGGGATACTACAACTCAGGAAGGTATTGACGAGGGCTTTGAGGCTCAGATATCTTTAATTGAACCGCTGCTTGATAGGCTTACAAGGGAACTAAACGCTAAACCATGAACAACGAAACACAAAACAAATTCTTCGCGATCAATTGGTCTCAGTACGGCCAAGCGAGCAACAAGTCCGAGATGTGCGACACCTTTGTGTCGGCATTCATGGACTGCGAACACACACATGAGTTCGGTGCAGAGGCTCAGTCCTGGAAGGAATACTCCGAGGTCGTTGAGATAAACCCTGCCGGCGACGTCGTTAACTCCACCTATTTCGTAACCCTTTAAATAAACAAACCATGCCAACGTACCCAACAGGATCACACGCTACTTCGCTAATTGAATTTCAAAGAGAAAGAATAAGATGTATGGAAAAAAGAATAATAGAGTTGGAAAAAGAGAATGACTCGCTCAAAATTGGGCGGTCTAAGCCCAATCCCGTATCAGCAAACGCTATTGGTGCAATGGCGAAAAGTGACTATATTTGTATACATTAAAACATAGCTATGCAACACCCATTTTACGCAGACAAACAATACAAGGTTTGGATTAGAGTCCGATTCTCTATTGAGGCCGACAGCCAAGAGGAAGCCAACCAAAAAGCGATTGATGCCCTTAGCGGACCATCGTCAAAACTTTCTGGCAAAAAGGAAGAGTATCTTCACCTTACCCTTGAGCAATTGTTTCCCGAACCGCCATTCCCAAGACCAACCATTGAGCTGTATACGCACGAAGATGAGTTGATTTACGACAACCTTTTAGACTCAATAAACATAACCGACATTCAAAAAACATAAGGACAATGAAAGCATACCTATCAAATGGAGTTAAGGTTAATGGAGGATTCGTGGTAAAAACAAGAGGGCCATCCAAGTGGGGGTATCCGGTTCTGAATTACTGCTCGATCCACGCTATAACCGACTTACAAGGAACCAAGTTTAACTGTGTCATACTTGAGCCATTTGGCAATGAGTCAATTGTCACTTGGGGTAATCACTTCGCGTCAATAGCGGATGCCGAAAGATACGCTAAGTCTAGAGGCGCTAAAGAAATGTACAGCGTTTCATCAAGAGAATGGATTCCGGTTTCATTGTTTAAGAGGATTCTAAAAATGATTCTATAATGGCCAAGAAAATAAAGTCACCAAGAGCGAAGGGTAACACCTACGAATTGTCCATCAAAAACGATCACATTGATTTAGGTTTTAAGGATGTATTTACATCAAGGAATGAATCAAAGAGAATGGACGATGCCGGTGTTGACCTTGTTGGATTGCCATATCACATCCAATGCAAAGCCGTTGAGAGATTGTCCCCAGGTGTTCATCAAGTAATATCCAATATGCCTAGGGATAAGATTAGGACCGTATTCCACAAAAGAAACAGACTTGGATCGGTTGTCTGCCTAGAAAAGGATGATTGGTACAAAATATTGACCCACCTTGTTAAAACAAAATTCTTCAAGAATGAATAAAGACAACAACACACTTTCAGTTGACATCCTATGGGATGGACTTCAATTTGATATCGTGATAAAAAAGTCAGAGAGTATGACTATCTACGGAATGCAAAAGTGTGGCTTTCAAATCTTAGAAGCCAAGGTTAATGGCTCGCCACTATCAATTAAAGACATACCGGATGGTGTAACTGAATTACTTTTAAATCAATTCGTTTCCGACAATTAAACCAAACAAAATGATGAAGCAACCCAAAGACATAATTGACTCGATCATAGAGGTGGCCGCTAAATCAGGCAAGCCTCTGAACGCCGTAAGAAGATACTTAATGATTAAGTATAAGATGTGCGTTGAAGAATCTGTTTTATTTTCAAGATTTAAAAGAATGAAGAAATGAATGATGGCTCAAGAGGTTACCACGATAATATGTACAAGTATTTAGTCTCATCAAAAAAGGAGGGATCCATTAGGAGGAGGATGTATGTCAAGGATGGAGTTATGCTTGAATGCGAGAAAGAGATCGTCAACCTAATCAAGGATCCTGACGCATTGGAAACAGACGTATGGGATTGCACATTCAGGTACAATGGGCAAGAGGTTAAAAAGCCTTTGAGATTTGATGATATGTGTTTGAGATTTTTTAATTTGTCAATAAAGCACAAGAAGAAAGATTAATGATTATATTTGCACAACTAAACCCCAAAATCCAAAAAAATGAAAGCACAAAAAACATTTGCTGATGGCTTTAAAGTAAGGGCCAAAATCATCAACACGAAGTCTGTCTTCAGCGTGAACATCCAGGCAGACAAGTTCTCTGAGTTCCTCAAGAACCACAAGAACGAGAAAGGGTATGTAACCATTGACTGCTGGGAACTTGATCAGCCAGACAAGTACGGACACACTCACAATGCCTCACTTAATGAATGGACTCCAACCAAAAAATCGGCTCCATCTCAAGCGGAAAGTGTTGATGATGATATGCCATTCTAAAGGAATGGCTGCTTTTTATGCTAAAAACGGGGGGAATTATCTCCCCGTTTTAATTTAAGGGAAAATTTAACCAAACAACCAAATAAATGAAATACGGATCAGTTTGCTCAGGCATTGAAGCGGCTACAGTCGCTTGGCATAACCTCGGGTGGGAGCCGCAATGGTTCTCAGAGATTGAACAATTCCCTTCGGATGTGCTGAAACACCGGTTCCCAACGGTTCCTAACTTGGGAGATATGACAACCATTAACCAAAACCCAATCGCAGATGAACGACCAATTGACCTTCTCGTGGGGGGAACCCCATGCCAATCCTTCTCCGTCGCAGGACTTCGCAAGGGACTTGATGACCCACGAGGGAACCTCATGCTTACCTTTCTTTCAATCGCTGATAAACTCCGTCCCAAGTGGATCGTCTGGGAAAATGTCCCCGGTGTATTGTCGTCCAACGGAGGAAAAGATTTTGGCACCTTCCTCGGGGCGTTGGGGGAACTCGGGTATGGGTTCGCATACAGAGTTCTTGACGCTCAATACTTCGGAGTCGCCCAAAGACGCAGAAGAGTGTTTGTTGTCGGATACCTTGGAGACTGGCGAGTTGCCGCAGCGGTTCTATTTGAGCGAGAAAGCCTGCAAGGGAATACTAAACCGAGCAGAAAAAAGAGGGAAGAAGTTACCGCCAATGCTGAAGGAAGCGTTGGAGAGGCAGGCAGTTGGTGGGACGGAAGTCAAGTTGCAGGAACCTTAACCAAGCAGAATGCGAATGGCGCACAACGGATGCCGGATAAGGATAACTTTGGGGCTATACTTCAGCAACCATTTCGTAAAGTGAGAAGAGCGCAAAGCGATAGCGACTTTGAAACCTGGGAGAAGGATGAAACGGCCAATACGATAAATTGCTTTGATGTTGGAGATGTACGAAGCACGAATGTTGTTGCCCAACCGATAGCCTTCAAGGTTCGTGGTGGATGCGAAGGTGGAGGAAAAGGATATCTCGGTCAAGAAGAGCAAGCGTTTACGATTAGCACAATGCAGGATCAGCAGATTGCTCAACCGATAGGAATAAATGGAAATATAGCAGGAACGATTGACGCAAATTATTTCAAGGGATGTGGTTCTGCTAATTTTGGGGAGAGAGATGTCGTTGCCCAACCGATAGCCGTGGACACCTACAATTACACCACAAACGACCACACCACGCAAACCATTCGCTCACAATCAGACACCGAGCATATTGGAGCCGTGTTGCACTTAATGGCTATCCGAAGGCTGACCCCCAAGGAGTGCGAACGCCTACAAGGATTCCCCGATGATTGGACGAAGATTCCCTACCGAAACAAGGAAGCCGACCAATGCCCCGATGGACCGAGGTACAAGGCTTGCGGTAACTCAATGGCCGTGCCGGTTATGCGGTGGATTGGTCAACGCATTCAACTAATAGAAAAAATAATAAACAAATAAGCAATATGCCACGATACGAAGAAATTGTAGAACTTGTAAATAAAGTAAAGAAATCCGTATGCGAAAAGTACGGATGCGATCCCGAAGTCATGAACGCTAAGTCCGGCAAGAAGAGGCACAACGTAGAGCCCAGGCACATAGCGATGTACCTATGCCGGAAACATTTGGAAATTGGCTACCAAAAAATATCCGAGGAGTTCGGCCTATCGGACCACGTTTCTGCCATGCATGCCTATAATACTATTTCAAGCCTCAGCGATGTTGACAATAGAATATCCAGGACGATCATCAAGATAGAGTCAACTCTGCTTCCGGATCTTTTCTCCCACAAACGCATTGTGTACTACACCTTCTTTGACGGTAGAGTCTGCCATGGTCTTTACAAGGACGAGCAGTCCGTTGTCAAGCAACCAATTGGAAAGGCGATACCAATCATCATCCACCGGTAGTGCAACACTCAATTCCCCAATTTTGTTAACTAATTAGACAACATCCTATGCAAAAAGTAATCGTCATAAAGAAGGGTCAGAACTGGCCATTGAACGACCCCATGCTCCCTACAATGGGGACAATATGGAAGCGCTCCTTTGTTTTCACGCAAAGTTGCTTGTACCCCACTGAGGGGTACATCTATGGGATCAACAAGCTTTGGGGGATATCCGGTATGCCGTACCACAAGCGGAACTCTGTTCGCGTCTGTTGGCTACCGACGGAGGATGGCAAGGCCATTCAGCTCTACGCCACTTCGTATGTGAATGGCGTTCGGGAGATAAGAAAGTCCACTATCGTAAAGCCCGGGGATGTGGTTGACTGCTTGATTTCAAACCAAGGCAACAACGCTTCGGTTTGCATAAACGGCGTTTGCACCACGTTTAAGGTTCGGATACCCTTTGTGACCTACATGCTGAAGGTTTACTTTGGAGGCATTCCTGCAGCTCCTCAGGACATCTACATCCTGCGATCCGTTAAGCCCCAGCGAGTCTTCTCTTTCAGCGATTTCTTGATGCGAATTCGGGCATTTTTCGGCGTACTCAAGCCTTCCATAGACCTTTGATTAATGACCACGTATATGCGGTCATTGTGTTTCACATAATCAATCTTGTCATTTTTTATAAGGGCTCTTACTTGACTTTCTTTAAGCCATGCTTGGTATTTTTCCTTGTAAATTGATATGTAGTCTTTTATGGACACCAATGGATAGGACGCCTTTTGGCATAGTTCAAGGCTTAATCTTGCCATCCATTTCCATAATTACGCGCTTCAGGTATACCGACAGGTCCAAGGCTTCTTCAAGGGCATGCTGTAACCATTCCCGGACCGAAAGGTCGGTCCGTGTCATGGTCTTGCCGTATTTCTTGAATCCAACTTGGCTCCTCTTCCTGATCTCTTCAATCACGGATTCTTCCACAGAAAAATCCGGATTTAGGCTATAAACGACATCTGCCTTCCCATAAGTAGTATCTTGTTCCATAAACCAATTAACTCCCCTAGATGCGAATAGTTCATATGATCCCCCTTGATGACATAAGCGAAAACCACTCAATTTGCAAATGTTCGTGCTCTCCACTTATTAAAACCGACTTCGTAGACGGACAGATGGAGACAAAAGTTATTCACAAATACAAGGACGGAAAACCATACATAAAGTCCGTTTGTGCGGATGTTGGGATAAAAACACCCAATTTTAAGTATGCCAATATTGTGTATAAAAAGATTTTTTAAGCCTTACTCGGGAAATATGGTGTACAAAAACGAAAAACACGGTTATAGATTTGCAGAAAATATAGGAGATTTCAGTTCTGCTGTGTCTGATTGCCAAAAACAGCCAAACTTGCACCACCCCAGTGCTTGGATCAGGCAAATTAAGTCCCTCAGCAAACGCCTTCGGAACCCCTTTATTGGTTTCGTGATCCGCCTCCGGAGATACGTGGTTGATGGCATTCAATTTAAAATTCTAAACCAATAAGGGGGCGGATTCAACTTGATGACAACTATATTTGCAACATGGAAAAGATAGAAAACAACGTTATGTTCAACACGCCTGGCACGAGCCCTATGTACGAGATGCTGTTGTTTATTCACCATTGGTCTGAGGACTTCCCGACCAAGAGCATGAAGGATTCGTTCATTAAGAAGGCTCAGATCTTATTGAACAGAGAGTCTAGGGCCATTCATGCGGCCTTTGAGGCCGGCATGAAGGCTTCAGTTCCCAATCCGGAATACTACAAAGAGTCGTTCAAGTCCAATAGAATGTCAATTCTTGACATAGAAGAAGAGAAAGGGTATAGGGATGAACTGTTCATTGGTCTAAATCCGGAGGAATAATTTTTTTTTAAAAAGCATACAATGTTGGCTGTCAATGCTTTATATTTACACATTCATTGTCAACTAAAAACAAAACAAATGAAAAATAAGTTAAAAACAATTTGGCATGATTTTTGGACTGACCCCCTATACTACCTTGCAATTATGTCGTATATTGGTTTGCTTTTAATTACGTTAATAGTTGCTTTGGCTTGGATGATCCAACCTTTAATAAAATAACAAAGCAGTCAGGTGGCGGAATTGGTAAAGTTCAAGAGATGTCCTTCAAACGGCAAGTGCGCATAGCCTACTCTCTTGCTAGACCAATTCCCTTCCTGGCTGCAAATCAAATCAAATGAAACAAGATGAACACCGGAAACATCATTGACCTGCTCATTGAAATCGGCAAGGGAATTGCTGCAGCCATCTTTATCTTGATCATGCTTACATTAATTTGGACACTATGAGATACCTATCGCTCCTAATGCTCCTCCTGACCGCCTGCACCAACGACCGCCCTTGGAAGGTGATTGAGGTCCGGGCCAAGGGTGATTCCTGCGAGTATGTCCTATCCCGTTCAAACGGATTCGGGCCACAGATCAAGACCCTGACCGATTCGTGTGGGAGGTATCAGTTATTCCAAACCTTAAAACCTAAATAAAATGACAACAGAAGAAACAAAATGCAAAATTTTACAGGTGTTTGGATATACGCCTGAAGATTTAAACTGTGCCAATGCTGATACTGCAATGGGCGAAATTTTTGAACAAGACAGTTTTACAGACCCAATGTCTATGCTTGAATTGTTTATTGTCAACTGCTCAAATGAAAATTTTGCAAAGTTGAAAGAGGTTTTAACGGAGCAGATGTCATAGGCTTGCAGGTAACTCGCTTATTTGTAAAACCAACCAAACCTTAAACCTATGAAACTAAAGTAAAATGAAATTTCATAAGACAAAAGACGGCAAAAAAATCAAGTTGTCTGATTTAGAAACTGGTCACTTGGAAAATATCCTTAAGTGGATTGAACGTAAAGCCAAAGAAGGGTTAACCGTAAGAATGGGTGGTGGCTCGTGTGCAGAAGATATGTGGTATGACCAAGAGACTTATTATGGCGAAGACGCAAAAAGACAACTTAATTTTTACGACTACAAGGCTGAATTGAAAAACAGAGTTAGTGCTTGCCACTAACTCGCTCATTCGTGAACCCAACCAAACCTTAAAACCTAAATAAAATGACACAAGAACAATGGGAATCCGAAGCAGGATGCGCTGCACAAGCAGAAGCAGAATATGAGGCTCAAATGGCTTTTTATGAATATTTAGATGGATTGATTGCT